TTAATTAACCTTTCCGCCTTGATTTGACATGGCATTATCATTATAACCTTCATACATCAGATTCTGCTGACTCTTGCCCCCCATTGTCAATACTTGCGGCGTTTCGGGCTGTGCCGGTGGTGCTGCCGTTACCGCCGTTTCGGGCTGTTTTGCCTTGTAGGGGTTAAAGGGCAAGCCGTCTTTTATGTAGCTGATACAGGTTTTTTTGTCTATTTCTTTTATTTTTGTGCCTTGGTCTGTATAGCAGTTACACGCTTTGTCTGACTTGACACAGGCAGACGGCCAAGGCATGACGGTTACTGATTTGTTCATGCCGTCGTAGATTGGGGCTGTTTCGGGTCGGTTTTCTATTCTTGGTTTGTAATCATCTTCGCTTATGTGTGGTTTCGACTGTTCGGCTTGGGTTTTTTGTGTTTCGTAACGCCCCGTTGCTGCTTCTTGCGGTGTCTGCATCGTTGTCGGCGCGCTTTCTGCCGTTTTGTTTGCTTCTGCGGTTTTGTCGGTGCTTGGTGCTTCGCCTTCGAATCTGCCCCAAAATCCAGTAAACGACCATACTCCGTAACCAACGAGGCAAAGGGCGAGCGGGAACAGCATTAAAAGTTTGCTTTTTTTCGTCCTGATTTTGGTGTGTACTTCAGCCGATTTATAAAGGCCATATGCGCTTTTATCGAGCTTATAGACGCTTACGAGTGCTTCCCTGATGTTGGTTCTGCTTTCCGGGTCTTTCGCACCGCCTGTTGTCCATTCCAATTTGCGACGTATGCCCAAATTGGTTTTACTCAAATGAGTATGATGTTCTATCAGTGACCGGAGATTTATATCTATCAGGCGTGGATGTTGGGTTATAAGGATAAAATCAAGCCCTCGGTGTCGGTGCGTTTCTAGTTCGGCCACGTAGTCGGGTACTTTCGAGCCGCTTGGACGTGGACGGAATATGCGTTGACATTCGTCAACAACGATAATCGCGCCCGGAGGCGCCCATTTCGGCCATGTCTGAATGCTTTCGCCTTCGGGTATATCGAAGTAATTTATTTTATCGTGGTCTAGGTCTTTGATTCCGTCCACAAAGATAGGGCGATCTTTAAAGTCTTTGCGTTTTAAAAGATTTGATACTGCGTACAGTGTCTTACCTGCCCCCGGCACGCCCGTATAAAGATACAACATTATTTATACCTCAATTTTTAATGATGGTTGACAGTTTTTTAAAGCCTTTGATTGTGGCAATAAATGTAAACGCGCCGAAAATCCAGTTAAGCATAACGCCGAATCCAAGGATATAAATTATCTGTAATGCGTCTTGCGGAAATCCACCTATGTGATTTTGAACCTGCTGTACAAAATAGGATTGCAGGCTTTGAAAGCCTGTTACAGTTACAAAAGATAGACCGATTGCGCTAAGGATACGGCCTGCAACAGACATTAAAGCGGCTGTTATTAAATTTGCCCAATTCATAAATCTTCCAACGCTCCATAAACAAACCATGCACAAGTAAGGATGGTCATCATAATCAGCACCGGCCGAAGTTTGGCAGCAAAATCACAAAGGGGCTGATAACTAAATTCGACGCGGCCAAATGCGCCTAAATCGACGCTTTTGGGCTGCGGACAAACACCGTCAGTCTGAAATATGTTTTCAGGCCTAAAATTTAGGTCTATTGTCTGTTCAGGTAGTTTTATGTCTTCGTAGCTCGAATCACCACTTGGCATACATTGCGCAGTATTCGGGTTCTGCTTACAAAAATCTTGTTTCTGATTCTCTTGGTTTTGATTTTGCTGCCCTGTCGGATTATTCGGCTGATTCGGTGTATTCGGACTGTTTGGCGTGTCCGGACTCTCCTGTCTGCTCGGTGTTGTCTTTTCGGGCTTATTCGGTGCTTCTGGACTGTTTGGCTTTAAATCTGGACGTGGCACATAATCAACGCCGACAGTGCCATCTTGATTCATTTTGAATCTTGTTTGTTGTGGGGTACTGCTGCCTTCAGGGGTATATGGTGCAGAAAGTGCGGTATCAGGGCTAAATGTGCTTGGCTCGGCAGATTGATTCATAACGCCCATTTTTGCCAGTTGGTTCATCAATTCGGCATGGTTTGTCTGATTGTTTTCCAACATGCGGCGCAGGATGTCTAACATTTCTTTTTGTGTCAGCATGAATTCTGATGGATTGACTTGATCGGTATTCTTAGCTGCATTGGGAATATTGGGACTGCCTGCTGGGTATGATCTAAGCTCATAGTAGATTCTACTGTTTTTAGAAAGATTTTGAATTTCTAAACTAATTTTTGACGGATTTTCTAAACCTGTGGAAATTACATTGTAAAAATTGTCATTCGTTATAAAACCGTTTGCATATATATTTAAACTAGAATTATTTGAATAAACCTTGTAACTTTTATATGTAGTTGAAGCTTCAGATTTGTAAATGTTTGGTTGGAAAGTTTTCATAAGAATTAAATCATAAGCATAAAGCCCTTTTGCTTTGGCTTCTTCTTCTCTTTTCTTTTCTTCTTTCTTCTGTTGGTCTTGTTGTTGCGCTTTTTGTGCTGCTTCTGCTGCTTTTTTAGCTGCTGCATTTGCTACTGCTTTTTGATAGTTACCTTCGGCTTCTGCTTGACGTTGTGATTGTTCATACTGTTGAGGTTCTTTCAATCCATTGCCAATGCCTGTAGCTATATCTCTGATTGCTCCGCCTAAAATACCATCTAAAGTAGCTCCTAAAGTCATTATTGAATTATGAGCAGCTTGTAAATAATTGCCGTTCTTAAACGCCTTTGCTGCTTCTGATGCATAATTTTTTGTATAAGAATTATTAACAGCATTTGCAACAATGACTGTATTTGCAGCAGTTTGAAGCCTACCTGTACCGACTCTTTGATTAACAGTTGTATTCATCGTACCAGTTTCGCCGTACTTTCCCGTAACGGTTACAGTCTTGTTTTGACTGCCGTTGTATGTTCCACCGTCTTTGTTTACGGTCGGTTTGCCGTTGTTTTGTACATCAACTTTCCAGACACCTGTATTAGGGTCGTATCCGCGCCGTTGCAAGGCTTGGTCACTTGGGAAGCCTGCGTTTTGATGTTGTGCCGGAGGCGGTAGGGCGACATCTGCCATTACTGGAGCAGCGAATACAGCAGCAGACAGAGCAAGGCATAAGGCAATAGGCCGATGATAAACATTGCTTCGGGTGTCATTCTTCATTACTCTTTTCTCTTAGGGACAGTATAAATTTATAAATTAGGTTGACTATAAAAACCGCTATCACGACATAGACGCATAACATGCCGATTTCTTTGCCAAGCTGCTGATATTCCAAGGGGTCACATTCCGGAAATGTCAGTTTGACTTCTTGTCCGTTATATTGCCATGTAGTGCCGTTAAAAACGGGGTGATGTAACACCCCGTCTTTATCGATGGTTGGCACAACACGGGTCATCACGTCGTTTACAGCTTCATTTTGCGTAAAATGGCAAACCCTGCCGACTTGATAACCCATTGCTATTAACCGCCTTTACGTACAGCTTTGATAATCAGGCCGACAACCACCATAGCAGCAGCAACGCCAATTACTACCGCGCCAATAGCGGTTACACCGTCTTTTGCGCTTGCCAGCTCAGTTTTGGCAGCATTTACGAGGCCATTATCTTCCGCCAAAGCAGGGGCGGACATTGCGGCAACTGCAACGGTTGCTAAAGCGTATTTAGCTTTGTTTTTCAGAGCCATGATATTCATGAGTTTTCCTTTACAAAATGTTTAAAAAAATGTGTTTGCGGGCTATGTGAAGGTTTTAGAGACCGCCCGCCGAGCCTCTTAAACTTAGTCTTCTTTTGTATAAAAACTGAAAATTAAAAATTCGCCGCCGATTTCTTCAATCGCCGAATTGAAAGCATCTTCATAGCTTTCATATTGACCGGCAGATTTAATATTAGGAGTGAAACCAATATCACCGAATGGATCGGGATAGATGAATTCATGATTTTCGAGTTCTTGAACAATAAATTTTTGCTGATACTTACTCATGATTCAGCCTTTCTTAGGCTTTGGGCGCTGAGCCTTTAACTTGGAAATCAAGCAATTTAGGAACTAGGCCTTTACCTGTTGATTCCATGGCGACGGTTACATCAACCGCGCATGGGAATTTAAGATTTCTCAGCTTGTCGAAATTATGGCTATCGCCAAACTTCATGCTTGCCGCGGTAAAACCTACGGAATTGCCGTTTGAAGGCATGGGGCTGGCTACCAAAACTGTGCAAGAATCGATTTTGTTACCGTCAATTTCGCCTTTGAATTGTTTTGCACCCAACAGGGTTGCTGAATACGTGGTTACTTGGCTTTGCTCAAACATTTTGAATTTCCTTTACTTGTTTAAAAAATTTGAAATAATTTTCTCTTCGAGTTCGATGTCTTTAATGTGTTGTTTTTCCCTGTCTTGTGGAAATGCGGTTTCTTTCTCATCAAGCAAATCATCAAGTAATGTTTGCATATTCAAATCATCAATTGCTTTTTGCTCTTCGTGGATATACTGAATCTTTTGTGTCTGATCTCTACAATCGTATTGTTCAGGTTGTAAACCTTTGGGATAACCTTCAATGCCTTTTACAAGTTCATCGACGATTTTTGTATCATCCCATCCTATATCGCGAAGGAAATTAACCATTTTTCCAACCTGATTACGCGCATGGAACAGTTTGTGATCGAAAGATAAATTTACTGTTTCTGTCTTGGCATCCATCCGCTTAGCTTCTGTTTTGAATATCGCCGAACATATCGGGTAAGCACCACCAAGATACGAACCGGGATAAAGCAAAACATCTAAGGGGATTTCTATATCGCCTGCCCGAAATTCAGTTTCAAACCTGACCCATGGACTGTTGACATCGCCAAATTGTTTTCCTTTCTCATAAACACGGGTAAATTTAGAATTTCCGCGTTTACCTACATAAAAGGTTTTGCCGCTACCGTCATCATTGCGCCATGCAGTACCTCGGCATTCGCTTTTTGGCCTCATGTTATGAACGTCAAAATGGCCGTTGTCATGATCAAGTAATGCCTGATCGGGTGTGTATTCGCCGTTAAAAAAATCATGGGCCACATCAACACGGGTAATTTTTGGACGTATGCACTTACTTAAAAACTCATACAGTCGGTTTTCCCAACCGGGTATAGCAGCCTGACAACCTGTACCATTCAATTCAACCAACATTGTTTCACGCTGACCGCCGTAATGAACCTTGCCATATTCGACGTTATCCGGACCAAGTTGGTAACAGCTTTTATAGAAAAACTTGCCTTTAAACGGTAGTTTTTGGGTAATGCCAAAACCTAAAATTTCTTCTAAAAGCTCGCTATACTTCACAACAAATTCTGTATCTGACACCAATCCTTTACCTGTTACTTTAGGCAAACTGTCTTCATGAATTGTAAAAGTGATTTGGTCAATAAATGCACCGTCATCCCTGCCACGTCTTAAAGGTATTTCGATGAATTTGCCTTTTCCATCGGATACGAAATGGCTGAAATATTCAAACTCAAAGTCTTGGTTATCCGATTTTTCCGCACCCTTCGGATTATGGGTTTTATTTTGCTCCCCCCCTATTAGCCTAGGGGGGCAGCCTTCGGCGGTTGTCGCAGCCTTGCCGTCCGCTGACGCGTCCGCCATATCCGCGACCACCGCCACGGCTTTATCTTCCAAGGCTTTCACGGTTGCATTCCTCATTCATCAATCCCCTTACTAAAAGTCTTCCGCATTCGTTTGCGGCGTTTTCGGTTTTTTGTTTCAAAGTAGGATTGCGGATAGGGAAACAAACTGTTTTGATGCATTGGGATTCGTTGTCTTTATCCCTGAACACTTTCAAGATGTATGCTTTCGGGAAAGATAAGGGTTCGGGATTGACGGTATAGAAAATAAACATGATTAAGCCCCTTCACTGGCTAGAGTTAAGGGGCTTTACAAGAATTAAAAATATGCGCCCCTGATGGAACGCAATATATAAGGCCGTCTGAAAAAATGTTCAGATGGCCTTGTTTTAATTTACCTTCGACGCTCCTCATATTCTTTAAGCTTTTCATGAACTTTATCTGTGTGTTCTCTAAGTCTAGCTGCTTTTTCAGAATCACCATGACCATGTTTATCTAGCAATCTCGATGCTCGTTCATTATTCTGAACTGTTTTTTTTAGCAAATTCTCTAACAAACCCATTTTCTACTCCTTATTTTTTAGTCTTACCAGCATCACTGCGCTTAGCACGCCATTGACCATCAGAATTTCGTGAACGGACTTGACCTGCTGTTGGGCCTGTCTTTACAACTGGTCCACCTGTTTTATTAGCTGGCTGATTCGTAGGCAACTTTCCAGACAT